TGGCTTCTTCGATTGCCGTGCCGAGGTTGGTATTGGTGATGGTGCCCCAAGTGGCGTCGTTCTCCCCGGTCGCCATCAATTCGATTTTGAGGTTGCTGTAGGTGCTGGGCATCGTAGTTCCTCGAAACTGCTACCTATATACCTACCACGGTACGGGTTACTTTGCGACCCCCTTCGGGCAATCGTTTTCGCACGCGCAAACCCACTTGGAGTTATGTGCCTCCACCTCTTTCACCGTCTCTGCGCTGTCTACGCGGGTGTCGTACCCTATAGGGCGCGCTATGAGGCAGTAATCACCCTTTATGCGCCCGGTCAAACCGGTTCCGCAGGCGCTCGTCGCGCACAGGGTCAGGAGTAACAACAGCTTCTTCGGCTTTGGCAGCATTCGCATCGAGTTGCTCCTGAACATCCTGCCGCACCCTGTCCTCCACCTTCTTCTCCCGCCATATGGTCAGGAGCTGCGAAAGCAGGGACAAGAGCGCGGCAAGAATCTTCACGCCATGGGCTTCTTGGAAGTGACCGACCACACCGCCACAGCGATAGTGGCAACTGCGCCAGCCAGTGCTTCAACGGACGAGGCATCGAGGTAGCCCTTTCCCGCGAGGAAACCGCCGAGGGCGGCGGCCAAGGTGCGGACGATACCGAAAATCTGGTCTTTGTTCATGCGTAACCTCCTTACGGATACTTCGCCCGAGGCAGTTCAAAGTGCGGGCCATCGGGGAAGCGCTTGTGCAGGTCCGCCACTGCGATTATCGGACCCAAATCACTCAGTAAGCCCCACGTGCCGCCCCAGCGGATGGGAGTACCAAGCTCGATTGAAGCCGTGCGAACAGCTTCGGCGATCTTGAGGTACAGCGGCCAGTCCCAGCGAACAGTACCGCCCACAAACGCGCCGAGGTCAACCGCGTGGCCCGTGAGGTGGCGGGAGTCCATAGTCCGGGACGCACCAGCTTTCACCAGTTGCCGCTGACGCGCTTCGGTACGCACCCCCTCGAGGACAGTGAAATCCACAGTGGTGCGGGAGATAGCCCGATGCACGACAGCCACTAGGTCAGGGTGCACACCAGTGAGACGGTCCATCGACCGCTTGCTGAGTTTGAACGCCATTACATGAGATTCCTGAGTTTGTAGATGGTGGTCAGATACACCTCCGTCACACCATCTACAAGGTTAGCCACAGCGCGATTGCCTTGGCAGATATCCTCGTGGTTCTTCTCGACCCATTCGGCGTCCTCTTCGAGGATGGCCAGAATGTCCTGCCCCTTGGTCTTCGGCGCTTTCACTTGCCCGATGAGCCCGAACGCGCCTTGATGCGCCTCCACGAGCTTATCGAGCGCATCAACCACTCCTTCGTAGAAGTCTCCCAACGCCATATGCCGCGCGTATGAACCCACGCCTGTCGCAGCCCAATGTTCAACGTGGGCCACGTTCCGGGCGTAGAACACACGGGCAACCAGTTCTTCAATCATCAATCAATCCTGACGATGGCAGTTGTGCTGGTAGGAAGCGGAAACTGCACGGTGAAGTTGTTGGAAGCAGCCGTCCGGTCAGCGCCAAAATCAAGGACACAGACAGCAGGGTTGGTGAGTGCCCCGCTTTCTCCGTTCGCGGAAGGCGTAGAGTTGTAGATGAGAGCACCACGCGCGGTGAGGTTTACGTTCGCAAACACCGCGTCTGCGAAATCTACATAGGCCACGCCGCCGGACACAAACGCCCCGAAAGAGGTCAGTGTTATACCACCAGCAGGGTAGTTGGTTCCGGAAGAAGACACTTCACCCGCCGTCGTATACGTAGTTGTATCCGCGCCGAGGTCGGCTACCGAAGTGTAGAGCGCCATCTTGAACACATCTCCGCCCGAGGCACGGAAATCATGAACGCCTAGAAACAGCTGCTGTTTGAAGCTGGAGCAGACCCCCTGAAGGATAGCCATTGGTTCACCTCACGGGATAACGGGGTTGCCCCGAACGGTAGGTATCGCTCCGGTTTTTACCCTCACCCAGCATCTTGAGCAGGGCGAGCGCTTCGTCGTAGCGGGCCTTATAGTTGGCGTTCACGTCCTCTTCGCCTTTCACATAGGTGTGGGCTTCGAGGAGCGAGCCATATAGCAGCACGGAGTCGAAATTGTCGCCTAACCACGAGGTGCCGGCGTCTACAATCGACGTGGGGTAGTAGAAATAAGTAAGGGCGAGGGTATAATTGCTGTCCGGGGTCGGCCCCAGCAGAAACTCGTCCTCGTCCTTGAAGGCGTAGTGTGTCGGAGTCCCTGTGGTCGCCGGGTTCGGGAAGGCCGCCCGGATGAAGTTCGGGTCCTTGTTGAGCAGGAACTCATAATCACCATTGGCCAGAACGACAGCCAACGAGAAGTTAGCAAGCCAGTCGGTGGGGGTGTTCACGATGGGGTTACCCGAGGTGCACGACAAACTTGCGGTCTTGCGGAGTTCCAGTAGCTGAACAGTGTTGTAGACGCGCTGCTCCGCCTGACGGATGAAGGTATCGATAATTTCCTTCGAGGTCAGGGTGACCGTCCCGGTGCCAGCCGGGTTGGTCCACGTACCACTGGGAAAGTCGTTTTCGACATATCCCTTGATGGTCTTGAAGAGCGTATCGTAGTCCATCAGCCCAGCTTGGTGCTGCTCTTGTTACCCTTCGTCGCCGCGCCCGTGCCGCGCGTCTTGACGGTCTGGGTGTTCTTGATGTTGTTCGGGTAACCGCAGCAGCTCGGGACCGCTACCGACTTGGGGGTGTGCTCAGCCATTCTTGTTGACCTTTCCCATGCCCTTGGTGACCGTGTGGACGGCCTTCTTCTGGTTGGCAATCTTAGCCAGATTGCGCCCCAGCGACTTCATTTGCGCGTTGGTCTTACCACCCTTGGCCATATCTAACTCCCGATAACGATTGTGACTACACCCGTATGCGCTGTGCATACTAGCGCATTTTCAAGACCAGATAAACCCAAAGGGTTTGAGAGCCCTACGGGGGCCCACCCCCACTGAATAACGCGACTACCTTCACCGAGGCTGCCAGACTGCCTGTAACTGGTGTCAGGGCGCGGGTCGCGGAGGGCTTGCGGGTCATCCACCGGGAAGGTGCCCAGCATCAACTGCGGATGGTCGGGGTTCCAGCACTCAGGGCAAGCCAGAGTGTTGATGTTCTTACCCTTCACGACAAGTTTGCGCAGCTGCACCAGCTTGTAGCGCTGACCGCACACATCGCATTCCGCGATAGCCTTCTTACCTGCGGCAAACCGGTTGGGCATAGGTCACCTGAAGAACTGGCGTGGGGCGAGACGCAGCGGGGCTTTTTCGCGGTCTTCATCCGCCGCAGCCTGCCAGAGCTCCTCGTACTGCGCCTTCAAAATGGGCATACGGTCGAGCGCGTCGGGTAACTTCATCGAGAGGTGGTAGGCGAGGCCCGCCACGAGGCAGGGGAGAAAGCGGAAAGGGATATCCGCTGTGGTCACGCCCGTGCCCGCATCTTGGATGCGCCGGAGCCGCCAGTAGGCGAAGGTGTAGAGGTTGTTCTGGTCCGGCACCGGCCACACCGTAATCTGTGGCGGGCGCACGCCCGTGGTAGGGTAATCAGCGCCAGACTGGCGATTAATCCACACCTGAATGGGACGACCCTGAGCGGTCTTGTTCGGGATAGTCGCGTAAGTATCCACGCTGATGCGGCTGATGGAGATGTCCAGCTGCCCCGCCGCGCCCGGCTGTGTCCGGATGACATGCTCGATGAGGTCAATGGTGTCGACGGGGAGGTCATATGTGGCCTGCCCCTCCACCATGGCGATGGTGCCCTGCTCGACTGTCCATAGGTTGATACCCCGGTTGGCCCATTCGATGGTCAGCAGGTTCAGACTACGCCGCGCCGTCTTGAAGTCGTAACCCGACCTCATCTCCACGCCGCACCGCTCGAACGCCTCTTCGAAGAGCTCGTTCATGTTCAGGTTAAACACGGAGGTGCCGGTGGTGGTCATCTGAATTTCGCCGTCTTTTTGGCGATACGCTTAGGTTGCGGGACGAACTGTTTCCCTTTGGCTGTGCCTTCGCGTTTCGCTTTGGTCGTAGCAGCATACTCCGAAGGAGACAGAGATTCACGCGCTTTCTTCGGCAGGTATCTTTCCCCGGTGGCCTTCGCCCCCTGCGTCGACGGTTTACCTGACCGAGTGCCCCAATCCTCCTTGGTCCACTTCGACAAGGATTTCTGGGTTTCGGTCTTGGGCCCGCTGTACCCGCCGCCGGACGCCTTGTAACGCTGCGTGGCCATCTGGGCCTTGCGCGCGGACCACTGACCCGGCTTACCGCCCTTGCCACCCGCTTTGACCGACGCGACAATCCGTTTCCATTTGCCTTCGTCGGTCCGAGCCATCTTACTTTTTCCTCATCTTGGCGAATGTCTGCGCCAGTCGTGCGCGCTGACCGAGTTTACCCGGAACCTTGGTAGCCTTCGCCAACGTCTTCGCCGGGATTTTCTTCTCACCCTTGACCCCGAGCTGGGTGCGCAAGGCACCGGGTTTCTTCACGGCGTCCTTAATCCAGTTGCCCTCAGAGTACACCCTTACATCTTGTGGCTTGTCCTTCCGCTTGATGGTTTTGGCAGTGGGCATCTTGGAGCTCTCCATGTCACCCATACCTCTACTAGGCCGCATCGGGTGTCTCCTCAATACTGGGGTGTCGTGGGCGCTACCGTCGGTGTGTTAAGCGTCCCGACGAGCGGGATATTCCCAGCTGTGCCGGTGTTGGTAATCGCCGAGCCCGCGCCGTTGTAATACCACTTCGGAGCGGTGCCGGTCGGAGTCTGGCCGTTACCGCCGAGGTTGACCGGAACGCCTGCGGAAGCAAACTTCGCGCGGTTGGTGGAGTCGGACAGGTCAAACCACGTCGGCAAATTGACCTCCATCCAGAACAGGCCGATGTCGCCCTGCCAAAGCTGCGCAGGCGAAGCGTTCCCACCGATAGCAAGGCGGGTAAGCGTCTGCCCAGACATATCCACGGTAGCGGCAAACGTGCCAGTGCGAACCTGCTGATTGTTGACGTAAATGGTCAGGTCGCTGTTACCCAGCGTCCCATCGGTCTTCCACGAAACCATGATATGATACCACTGGCCGGGGACAAACGCGCCGCCACCAGAAGTGGCAAAGAACGGGAATGTGTCGGTTGCAGTGCTGTTGTTCAGCCGCAGGTTGAAGCGCCCGGCTGAAGATGTCAGTAAGTTCACGGCAATCGTGGAGCCGTAACGCAGTTCGAACACGCAGCGGGCCGTTGCGTTCCATGCGGTGTCATCGAGGCGAACCCAGATACTGAACATGCCGGTCGAGCCAGCGGCCTGCGAAATACTGGTTGACAGGAAATATCCCGTATTGCCGCCAGCCGTGGTGCCGAAATTGGCAGCCGTGGGCGTAAACGCAGGTGGAGGAACCGGAACAAGGAAGTCCGATTGATACGGCCGCACGGCCACGCCGGGGAAGGGGTAGGTGGCAGACGTGTCACGCAAAGCCGGGATGGTTTCCAGCAGCATGTCCAGCTCAACGCCCATATCACGAGGCGTTTGCAACACGGCGCTGGCACCGCCCGCAAGATAACGAAGGCTGTCCCCGAAGGCAAAGGCCGTCGTCGGGGTAATACGTACTTTACCACGCTTCGGGGTGCCGCTGCCGGTGTCAGTGATCGTTACCGTGCCACGCGTGTTGGCGGGGTAGCTAACTTCGGCCGTGTTGAACACCGGGCGATAAACGCCCGCGCGACCAATCTCGAAGCCGATAACGTCTTGCCGATGCGGCACAGAACTGCTTACCGCGCTGCGGCTTTCCAGCACACGACGAGTGGTTAGGGTGCCGTTGTTCGGCAAGCGTACCAGTACGTCGCACCATGAACCGTCGGTGGCGGCTTCGAGGGACTCGATATAGGGCTCTTGGATGTTGGAGCCAGCCTCATTGGCAATGGCGACGAAGAACGGCCACATGAAGGCCACCTGCCCGTCTTGGGCAGCAGCACCAACAGCAACCGGGTTCGTCGTCGGGTGTGTCGGGCCGCCATCGGTGCCACCCGGCACATCGAAGCGCATGATGACAGCAGAGGGACCCGGAAGCACACCGACAGACTGGGCGATGGAATTGCTGGCCAAGTCCATAACAACCTGCCGCCGGGGTTCGCCCATGGCACTGCTGACGGCC